CCTCCTTCTTGCGCACAGCTGCACAGTCTATATACATAGGGATACCATAAATACCAGGGTAGTCTGGGTCCGGAGAACCCGGAAGCCAGACATGCGGCCAACACAGGCACCTCTGAACCGCTCGCGAGAGAGGGAAAGAGGACCTGTGGACCGCCGACCACCAGGAGAGCTTTGCGAGAGCAATCCTTTTCCGGTGGACACCCTGAGCCCAGGAGCCGATGGAAACCTGGAGAGGTTTTCCAAGAAACTCCATAGGCATCTGCAGAAGATAATTCTCCTGAGCGGAGAGGGCGGCAATAATACGGAAGTCCGGAAGGGCTCCCATATCATGCCACTCGATCCGCCCAAGCCACGGTGATGGCTTCCGCCCCGAAATCCGATGAGGATGACGGGGCAAGAGGTCATCTGCCTCCTCCAGAGCCATTGCTAGCAATGGGGGGGGCAGTCGGGTCAGATCCATAAAGGAAACGGACCCGTTACCGCAGCAGAGGGCCACAACCGAAGCACGAACAAGTCTAGAAAACTTACGAATGCTTAGGTCCCAGCCCTCAGGGAGACATAGCAAGCCCCCGCCACCAAGACACGACGGGAGGAACGGAGGGACCCCAAGGCTTCGGAAGAAGCCGGGGAGACCGGGCCACAAGGCCCGAGTCGCTCGCCCAATGAGGTCGGCTGGAAAGCCGGCCCTCATTAGGCCATCCGAAACACTCCCAATCGCGAGAGGAAGAGGCAAGGTCCCTTTCGAGACCTGCCTCTTCCCAGCCTTTATACTCGTCTGTAGCAATACAAACGGGCGTAAAGGCAGGGTACGAAGTAGGCGGAGGCTTGCAATTTCATCAACACTATACTGGCAACGCCCAACAACCGTAAGGTTGCAGGACGTCACCAGATCAACAGTGCTGATTACACGATCTGCTACAAATAATTGTTCTAAGAACACCCCATGGGTATGATGATAGGCGTGTTTCCCCTTTGACAGGAGTCCGTGGCAAGCGGAAAGCCTGTCCTCGTAAGCCAACCGCTGCTTAGGACTCATGGAGGCGACTAAGTCGTCTCCACAGATCCGGGCAGTGATTAACTCACGAGTCGCATGGCGCGCCCCTTCTAACCAGAAGAGGTGAACCAAGCAAAGGAGACCCCACGTAGGTGGGGCGCCCATCAAAATACCACACTGTGTTGTCCCTTCTCCCAAGCTACCCCACGAGACCTGGAAGGCGCCTCCGCATACGCGGAGGCCCAGAATCTCGTCGGGTAAGAACCTACCAGACCGCTCTAGACCAAAGACCCCTGACTCAACCAAGTCAAGGGGAATTAGGTCTGAAGCGGCCGTTAGGTCTGACGAGAGCATTGAGCCCCGACAGCCTTTAAAGGCCGAGAGGAACTCTTTATGATCGCCAAGGAGGACGGCGGAAGTTTCCGCAGTCCTCTTCAGACCCAACTTGAGCCTCAAGCGAGCTTGATGGCCCAATAGGCAGGACTCAGTATCGATCTTTGTCACGATGCGGGCCTTAAGCCCGCGCTCGCGAATGACGACCGCTACTGCCTGGGGGAGGGGACGAGGGTCCGAGAGGTACCGATTCCGACAATGAGAGAGCAATCTCTCACGTGACCAGCTAGACCACCACTCCTGCGGAAGCAGGCCTGGAGGCCTAGTCGGCGGAACCGGAGCCTCAAG